AGCCGTCGCCATAGTGGCGTTGTAGTTCGACCGAGCCGCACCATACAGCACGCGGTCGGAGTTGTTGGCGTTCCAGGTGTTCCGTTCCGCCGCCGTGGCAGTGGCATACGGGATGTCACCGTTCGCACCAACAGCGCCAAGCGCCGTGATGATCTGGTCGCGAAGGTCGCGGTCGGTCCAGTCCCGAAGGACTTCGCGAGACGCTTCCCGAAGGTCGATGGAAGAGAGCTGGTCCGACCAGTTCGAGTTTACCACCGCCTTCGCGCGAGCGTTGACGACGATATCGTCGAAGTAGGTCCCCATTTCCTCTTCGTTGCCTTCGAGGACAGCATCACCCAGCACCGTGTCGCTGGTCAGTTGACCGACGAACGGAATGCGGATGGTCTGGCCCTTCAGGGTCTGAAGCTGCTCCTTGATCTGGATGACCCGGTTTGCACCGGTCCCCATGTAGGGAGCAAAGCGGTTCCGTTGAAAATACTCAACGGTGAACAGGCTGTCCCACTGGGTAGAATTCAGTTCGACGGTTGCACGAGTTTCGGCCATAGCCGAGGCTCCTTCTCAGGGCTGCGACGCCATCACGGCGCTGCGGTTGACGGTTACCTCCGGAAGATTTCCTCCAGAGGTGGGTTGATTGGAGTGCCAGACTGACGCGCGCCGGCTGACCGTTGCGCACTGGCGTTCCGAGGCAGTTGCGGAGGATTGCCGCCCATCGCGCCGGAAGCAGGCTGTTGCTGCCTAAGTTCCGCGAGGAGTTCGGCTTTCAGCCGCTCCCGATACGCCGACGGATCGTCACCAATCTCCGCGAGTGTGCGCTCCTTCTGATACACCTGATGAGCATACCGCCACGGATTGGGCTTGCCATGAGCCGTCTGAACAACGTCAGGACGGGTCCGAAGCCATGCGTCCAGGTCCTCGAATTGGTCATCTCCGATCTTTTCGCGAAGCATGTCCTCGCCGATTGCGATCCGAGCCGCCAATTCAGCTTGCGACGCCCACACCCGAGGATCGTCCGCAACATACGCATCGGCTGCCGACGGCGCATAGGCCGGGGCTGCTTCCGCGCGCTGCTGATATTCCTCAAGCTGGCGCTTAAGCTCCCGCGCTTCCTTCTCCCGGCGCTTGATCTCCTGACGATACCAGAAGGGCTCTTTAATCCCTTCGGGCGCAGGGGCGGCGGGTTCAGCCGGCGGGGCTGCTGCTTGGTCCTGAACTTCCGTAGTCGCTTCCGGCGAGGCTTGCGCCTCCACGGTCTCTTCAACCGGGCCGAGTTCTTGCTCTTCCATAGGGTCCATCATGGGCTAGGCCGTCTCTCGACGGGCTCCCCGGTGCGTCCGGGTCCGTCTCACGCCGGCATGGCTGTCATCGCGGGCTGTTGAGCCCGGACCATGGCGGCTTGAGCCTGTGAGAAGCTGCGCAGTGCGTCAGCCTCTGTCTTCGCGATGTCCGCCTCAGCCTTCCGGCCTTGAAGCGCCATCATCTGTTGCTGCGCCGGGTCGGGGCCTTGCTGGCCGCCGCCCTGCATCTGTTCGACCATATCCAGCAGGCGCTTCTTCTTCGCGACAGGCAACGCCGGGTTAGCCTCAATGGCAATCGCCAGCACCTGCGGCGGAACGCGGCCCGCCATCATCAACACCTGCTGCATCGCCTCGTAGGCCGGACCTTCAAGGCTAATCGTGTCCGGTGCGTCCTCAATCACGATATCAAGGTCAAGCTCCGGAACGTAGTTTTGCATCCCGACAACCTGGCCGAAGTCGTCCACCTCAGCCACGTTGAGCCCCACATATCGCGGCGTCATCGGATCGTCCGTCACCCGCACCCAGCGTTCCGACGTCCAGAACTGCTGCATCATGGCCGCAACCAGCTTGAACGAGCGCCGGTCAATCTGCCGAAGCGCGTCCATCAGGTCGCCAAGCTCAATGAGCCCGCCCGCCTGCTGCGCCTCAATGGCCCGGCCCGATTGCTCTTCCGTTCCTTTGCCCAAGAGCGCCGCGTTCGGCCCCTGCTGCATGATGAACGATTGCGTTGAGGCCAACAGTTGCGCGTTGATGGCCGCAATGTCAGCAGTGGGCACGATGTCAACGCCCCACGGAATGAAGCCCGTCGGGTCCGCAACCTCCCGCTTCACGTTGTCGCGGTCAACCTCAGCGTGCTCTTCCGTCTGCCGAACCTGACGCGTGTTGGCCAGATGCAACAGCTTCGAGCGGCGCTTGTTGTATTCGTCCTGAGGGTCGATCAGGTCGCGCACAACGCCATAGCGGTTGTTTTCACGGTCGATGTAGGCCGTGTTGATAATCAGCGGGCAAAGGCTCTCGCCATGCCGCGTCCGATACGGTGACGGCCCGCCGCCAAACTTCACCGATCCGGAAAACTCGCACCAGTGCCATTCACCGCGCTTGCGATACCAGATGGTGACCACACGCACCCGGTTGCGCTTCGTGTCGTACCAGCCCCAGTCCGAAGGCCTGTCGTCATAGCGGCCCGACTGCGAAACCGTGTTCGAGCGCTCAGTCTCGTAGGCTTCCTTCCCCGCGTCGCCATAGTCGCCGACGATATCGTCGAGGTCCATCCACCGGCTCAGGCCAATGTACTTGGCGTCCGACGCGTCCAGCTTCTTGCTGTGCGGGTCGATGAACAGGCGTTCCCATGGGATCGGCTCAGCCACGAAGGCGATCTCGCCATCAGCGCCCTGTTCCGCCGACCACTCAACACCGCCAACGCCCTCTATGAGGATGTTCTCAAACGCCTTACCCCGCGCCTCGTCGTAGCGGCTGGCCTCCACCGCATAGCGCATGCCATCGGTGAACGCGTCCGCTGCTTCCTGATCCTGCGGGTTGCGAGGCCACGCCTTCGGGTCGCGGCGCTGCTTCTTGGCGAGGCCCTTGAGGTAGTCGATGCGAGCCCGGACGAAGTTGAACGTGACAGCCGGCTGCTTGCGATCCTGGAGGACCTTCAGCTCAGCGTCGGTCAGTTGCTTGTTGTCGTAATAGTCCCGGTCGCGCTGCGCCTTTTGGTCGGACGAATAGCTGGCGTCCTCTGCCTCTTCGAACCAGCGCTTGAGGTCCCTGATCTCAGTATCGTAGGAGGCGTTCACACCGTTTTCCAATCGACGCCTCCCGTGTTCTGCGTCCACTTCCGATACCCGTCGCGCGGCTTGGGCTGGGCAATGACCTTGGCCTCAGGCTTCGGAGCCCGACGAACGCCCTCGCACGCATACCGTAGCGCGTCGATGGCGTTGTTGTATTTGTCCTCGAGCACCGGCAGCACCTCAAGCGTGTGAGGGTCCGTCTTGTAGCTGTAGCGCTCAAGCTCCCGCATCAAGAGCCCGTCGCAGCGCGGATGCACCACGATGTCGAAGCTCTTCAGGAACCGAACGCCCTCTTCAATTGACCCCGCGCCCTTGATGGCCTCGCGCACCCGGAAGCCGGCCCGTTTCATGTAACTGATCGTTTCAGGTCTCGCGCTGTCAGCCACGATGGGCCAAAGCCGGGCTTGAGGCACTGTGTCGAACAGAGCCGGCGTGTGGTCGATCTCAACCCCAACGCCTTGAACGCAATGCGTCACCCGAAGCTCGCGCCCGTGAATGTAGCAGCGCACAAGCACCGTCGGATCGTTCGCAAAGCCCCAATCCGCGCCCTGCCGATAGATGACGCCAGGCGGATCGCTAAACTCCGCAACCCGATAGTGCTTGAAGACCCGAGCCTCGCCCGCCGTCTGGTAAGCACCGTCCCAAACGTGCGCCGCCTGCGCTGCGTCACGCTCCCTGTCGCGCTCCATGTCAGCCTTGAGCGCCTCAGGAAACCAAGGGTTGTCCCTGTGGTTTGCTTCCACCACGATGCAATCAGCCGGCGGATGCTCCCCACGCAGCAAGGCGTCAACCGGATCGTCAGGCCGCGACGGGTTCCATGCAAACCAAATCTCCGAGCCCGGCTTGCGTATCGTCGGTGTCAGCAGCGCCAGCGAACGAGCCGACAGCGACTGCGCCTCTTCGACGAACGCCACGTCGAAGCCCTCAAAGGACTTGATGCTGTCCGCCGTGTGGTTCTGCATCCCGACGAACACGCACAGCGAGCCGTTGCGACCGCGAACCTCCGTCTGGGTTATCTCAAAGTGCGCGCTCAGACCCAGCGCGACAATCTTGTCTTCGATAAGCCGCTTGACCGATTGCGCGAGGGACTTTTGAACCTCACGGATGCACACGGCACGGGTCGGCGCGAGATACATGCGCTCGACCAGATATTCGGCGAAAAAGTGACTTTTCCCACTTCCCCGTCCGCCGAAGGCCCCTTTGTAGCGAGCCGGCATCAGTAGAGGCTTGGCCCAGCGCGGGGTCTCAATCCGCAGGGTCAACGATGACACGTTCGATCCTGGTGACCGTCTGGACCGGCGATCCGTCAGGCCCGCTCACCTCGTTGCGAACCTTGTCGCCGAAGCGCTTGGGCATTAGCTTTGTCAGCTCCCATCGGCGCTGGTCCATTTGCAGCTTGGCGCGGCCAATGTCCTCCGCCTCATCGACGATGGCTTCGATCTCGTTCAGGCGAGCGGCCAAAAGGCGCTCCCTCGCGCGTGCGTATTGGGCACCGAGATCCTCGTCGCCGTCCTTCCACTTCGCGAGCGTCGAGCGCGGAACACCGTTTTTGGCGCAAGCTTGGCGAAAGGACATGCCGCTTTCCATGTCCGTGCTCACACGGTTCATGATGACGGCTTTCTCTTCCTCCGTGTAGCTTTCGCGTGACACGTGCTCGCTCCTGTTAGGCCGGAAGCCCGTTCACCATGTCGGAACGGATGCAAACCGCCGTCAGGTTGCCCCGGCTTTTCGCGCCGATGTAGACGGGCTCGAGGCGCAGCTCAACGGTTTTGCCGCGAGCAGCCCAGTAGCTCCGGATCGTTTCGGCAAGGCGCTCAGCACCCCGTTGCGTGTCCGCCGTGTTGTCGTGCTTGAAACCGTCGCTCACTTGCTTCTCCTGTTATGTTGTTCGGGCCGGCGCACGGGTTGGGAGGTCTCACCCCGCCGATTTAGGACGCTAAGCGCGCGAGCCCGAACGTGTCCGATGGTAAGTGATTTGCTGACGGGGCGCAATGGGGACGGCAAATAGGCCGCCGCCTATTTCAAATATGCCGCCGCCTATTTCATCCTACCGATTTCCAAACGGGTAGGACGTTCGCCGCCTGTAACAATTCGTGATCGCCACCCCGCATTTTCCGCTTGCGCACACGCAAATGTTGCGTATTATGGGGACATCAAGAGGAGAGACAGACATGACCGCCACCAACCTGATCACCGTTCGCATCGCCGGCAGCCTGACGGACGGCGTTGGCACCTACGCCGAAGCCGTCGGCCAGCATCGCGTCCCTGCCATCGGGAGCCGCATGAACCAAGCGCGCATCGCCCGTGACACGCTCATCGCTGCGCTGCGCACCGCCGGCTATCGTGGTTTTCAGGTCACCGCCTACACGTCGAACGGTTACAAGAAAGAGGCCCGTTCGTGAGCCCGACCGAATACCGCGACGCCATCGCCCGCCTTGGCCTCACTCAGGTCGAGGCGGGCAGGGTGCTGGGCGTTTCCGCTCGCACGGCCCAAAACTACGCGACACGCGGGCCGACAGGTCCGGCGGCGCTGGCAATCAGGTTGCTGATGGCAATCACGCTCCCATCCGAACTCCCCGACTGAGCACCGCAGACAGCGCCTGAACCGCAGGCCGGTAGGCTTTCCCGAATGCCTTTGACGGCATGAGGCGAAGGCCTGCCAGCTTGTGGAGCGCGTCCGCTTCAAGGTCGCTTTCGCATATCTCAGCCCAGCGTGAGAGCCGCTTGCCCGCGTCGATTTGGGCATCAAGCGCCGAGGCCACGTCGCCGCCGGGGCGGAAGTCCAGTTGGCCCCTCTGCATCCAGCGCGAGATGAAGGCTTCGTGGTAGCGATCCGCCGCCGCCTCCTGCTGCGTGTCCAGTTGGCCCCGACGCACCAGAAACACGATAGCGTCTCTGTTGCCATTAGAAGGCCGCTCGCTGGCGTTTTCGATTTTGGCCTGTTCGGTAGCCCGCCAGCGAAAAAGCCGCTCCTGAGCCTCCGCTGCGGCATCGCGGGCCATTCTAGCGGGCATGATGAATGCCGGCCAGTCGTGGCGGGTGTTTTCGGTCATTGGGAGCCCTCCCGCGCCAACCTGGCCTGTTCGTATCGAAGGGCGGCGAGGATGTCGGATCGCTCCGACCGCATCCGATCCGCCGCCGCCTGCAATTCCGACAGCGCGGGCCAGAACGTTCCCGAATAGGAGCGGATCGCAGCGAGCGCCACGTCCGCCGGATAGGCTCGCATCCCGGCGACGTAGACCGCGTGTTGAAGGTCCGCGCCGTCATCGCTGATTGGCCGCGACGCCACGCGGTAACCCAACTCCACCAGAGCGGCTGACAGCATTTCGTCAGGCGCTGGCGTCACCACCTCGCACCACCACTCAGCGGCGGATCGCAGCGAGGTCAACGACGGTTCCGTTCCATCTGTCGTCAGGATCGTCAAAAGAGGCTGGCCGGGTCGGCGGATCGCCCTCGGGACGGCCATAACGCCGAAGCGCCGCTGCAAGGTGAGCATCGCCTGGTTGTCGACTTCCGCCGGACGGCGCTCGCTGAGCCACTGGACGGCGGCGCTTGAGCGTGTTGCGGCACCAGCTTCGCCACGTCGCGAGCCAATCGAGCTTACGACCGTCCGCGCCGGGCTTGGCTCGCCAGTAGTCGAGGAACTGAGCCGCTTCAAAGCGGGCCTCCTGTTCGCTGAGACCGAGCGCGACCGCCACGCTCAGGTCAGGTTGGAAATCATCCGGGATGCGAGAGCCGCGAGGCTCCCGTTTTTTCGGTTCCCCACTGGGGGGGACCAGACCACCCGAAGGGGGGGCTGGGGGGGTATCTAATTCTGACTCTAGTATTAGCATTGCGTCCGTATTGCGTTCGCATCGAACGCCGTCTGATTTTGCGTCGTTTTTCGACCACCTGTGAGACGCGCTGCTGCTTGCAGACTCGCGTTTCGCCTTCGCGGTTTCGATTGCCAGAGCGCAAAATTCGCAAGACAGAAAGCCGCGCGAGAGCGTCAGCTTGCCCAGCTCAACGAGGGTGAAAACGAGCTTCTCGCAAGCCGTGGTCGGGCAGTTGAGGCGCTTCGCCAGCCGGCCAGGATCGAACGCGACAGGCCCGCCATTTGTCAGGATCAGGGCGCGCACCTTCATGAGTGCGCCAGTCTCAGCCGGGGACAATTCGCCCGTGTCGTTCAGCCAATCGGCAAACTGCCATTTCACCCAATGCATGGGCGCGCCCCCTTGAACGTAAGGGGACTAAGGGATACAAGAAGAAACGCCATTTGTGACCTCCGTGATAGGTCCGTGGTTAAGGGGCCGGAGAAGCTCGCAACCTCTCCGGCCCCGCCATATTCACACAAGCGCTCCCGTTTGCAATCGGGTCACAAGATGTGGGTGCGCTCGCGTCGGCAGTCCTCCAACCAGCTGTCAATGTCAGCTCGGCGGTAACGAACGCACCGACCGATCTTCAGGAACTGCGGCCCGCCTCCGAAAATGCGCAGCTTGCGGGCGTACGACAGCTTGATGTTGACCAGATCGCAAAATCCCTTCTCATCAAGCAGCTGCTCGGTTTTATCGTTGCTCACTTTTCTCTCCTACTTTCGCCGAAACAATCGGCAATTCATCTGTGGCACAATACCGCGCATGCTGCAACACTTAAATCAATGGGCGCACACTAAAATGGCCTTGCGCGCAATGGCACACCCCAATCGTTGAGGCATTCCCAGACCTGCTGGACAGACGTACAGACACGGCCCGAGAACCCGCACCGGGTAAGGTCAGCAATCACCGCCTGCTGATGGTCGGACAGCCTGCCGCCGGGCCGCTTCAGCTCTATCCAGACCATGAGCCCAGCGTCCTCGCCCGGCCAGCATACAAGGAAGTCCGGGATGCCAGCCCGGACCCCCATGCGCTTTAGCTTCGCAGCCGTGGCCTTGTCGCGAACCTCACCGTTCGGCGTGTGCCACCACAAGGCCGGAGGCTGGATAGCGAGGGCCAGGTATTCAGCAACCGAACGGTGAAGCTGGGCTTCCGTCACAACGTCTGCCCGACCGGAAACAATTCAGCGTTCTGGCTGTCCCAAGCCACTCCGCGCGCAGCTTCCTCAAGGTTGCGCCGGGCCTGCTCAAAATAGCTAGGCTTAAGTTCCGCGCCAATCCCGCGACGGCCCAGCAGCACAGGGATGTAGACCTCAGAACCCACACCCATAAACGGCGTAAGCACAGTCTCGCCGACATTCGACCGCATCACAACGATGCGTTCGATAACGTCAAGTTGAAGCGGGTGAACGTGCTTCTCGTCGTTCGGATCACGACTGAAGCGATACGGCAGTATGCGGCTAAACCGAATGTCATCCCACATGCAGTCTGCGTAGCGTCGCCAAATCCAGTGCGAAAAGCGGTTCTCAGTCTGTTTCCCAGTCCAGCCGCGATACGGCAATATGTCAGCCGGCATCCGCTCTTCGCCCGCGTAATCCGTCAGGCCGACAGGATGCGCTACCGGGATAGGGTTTTTCCCGGCGCGACGGAAAATCAGCAGGTAATCGGCGCCCGCGACGCCCGCATCAAGGCTGTCCTCGACAAATGCCTGATGCGCCAAATTCTTCTGCATCGTCCGCAACCGCACTTCGAGCGGCTCCTTCCAAATCATATGCCGGCCAGCAAATTGAAAGCCGTGACGCTGGTGCAGGCGGATAATGTCCCCCGGAAAGTCAATGTAGCTATCCGTACCGCTGTTGCTCCTCGGAACGTCCATGCAATGCACCGCCGTCATGCGTCCCGGCATGGTGACGCGCGAAATTTCCCGCACAACGATTTCGTAGTGCCGCAGGAACGACGGATAGTCGTCGTTGTTCGACAGGTCGCGGTCGTCGCTGCTGTATTGATACAGTCCGCCAAACGGCGGCGAGTAGATCGACAAGTGAATTGATCCGGCCGCAAGCTGCGACATAACTTCGATGCAATCGCCGTTGTAGATCGCATACTTGTCGGTCACGATTTGGTTCAGGACAGCCATTGAGGAAGCTCCATTGCGACGCCGTGGTCGCGCATGCGGTTGATGCGGATTGCGTTGTTCATATGCTCAACCATGGCCGCAAACATTTTGTCGGCCTGGGCCTGCTTGCGTTGCATGTTGGCAAGGATGTCCGCCTCGCCTTCGGTCGTCACGATATCCACGTGCACGGGGCGCGCCTGCCCAAAACGATAACAACGGCGCACCGCTTGGTAGTATTGCTCGAACGAGTGAGACGGAAAAAACGTCATGTGGGCGCAATGCTGAAAATTGAGGCCCCACGCGCCAATTTTTGGTTTTGTCACCAAGACGCGAACCTTTCGGTCGGCAAAAGCCATTAGTTTTTCCTCCTTGGCGTCGTCCGCATCACGACCAGACACTTGAACGCAATCCGGTATCAATCGCTGCAAAAGGTCGCCCTCGTCGTTCCCGTGGCACCAAACAATTGCAGGTTGATCGTGCGCGACCAGTTCCGCCACTTTTTCGCACCGCTCGTTAATCGTGATGCGACGCTCTTCGCGCTGTTCATCCAGCCCGCACGCTGGAAGGCTAAAAAGCATTCCGTCGCGCGTCTGGCGAGCGTGAACCGTGTGTTGCGTCTCCGTAAGCGGCGGCAGGACAAACCGCCCGTCGTCAAATCCCAGATCCGACGGCTTGCGCACAGCCCGGCCCCAGCCGCACACCCATTGCCAAAACGGCACCTCGGCGTGACCTTTAAAACGCCACTTGATGACCTGGGCACGCATCCGACCTTGCGCCGAGTTGTTAAGGTCGTTTTTGAAAAACCTATTGAGCATGTCCATATGGCCAAGGTATCCTAAAGCCTCAGACGACGTGCCCAGCTCGACATAATCGTTTGGCGCGGCTGTTGCGCTGCACAAAAGCCGGTAGCGCATCTTCCGCATAAAGGCCGTCACTTCGCCGCGCCGAACGCCGTTGAAATTCTTTAGGATCGAGCTTTCATCGCACACCATGCCGACAAAATCCGCCGGATCAAACGTGTGGAGGCGTTCATAGTTAGTGACCGTGATGTCGCCGCTTGGCCGACCATCCGCACCGCGCCGAACGTCGATGCCAAACTTGTCGCCCTCGCGTTCGATTTGGCCAGACACCGCAAGCGCGGTCACGACCAGCACCTTTCCCTTAGCGTGGCGCGCAACACGATCCGCCCACGTTAACTGCATGGGCGTCTTTCCCAGCCCGCAATCCGCCATGATGGCAGCGCGGCCCTTGCGAACTGCCCAGTCCACCAGATGAGCCTGAAAGTCGAACAAAAACCCCGGCAACTCACCAGGGCCGAAGCCGTGATCTCCCTCCATCTGCGCTTTCAAGTCAAGAAAAGCGCCGTAACTTTCCGGAGACGATGGCAGTCCGTCCATTAAATGTCCCACGTTGACCCTCCTTGCTTGTCAGTCACTTCCACACGCCCGCCGCCAGCGCCTTTTCACGCTGCTGGACGCCGTAGATCACCGTTGAGTGGTCCACACCGAACAGCCGGGCGATGGACGGATACGAAGGCGGCAAACCCGTCGCGGTCAACGTGCGCTCCCGCATCCGGCCCCATATCTCGAACCGGGCGCGGGTAAGCTCCTGATACCGGGCGCGAGACAGGACGCGAGCCCAGTCCACCCCCCGCTCTTGGCATACGTCCAGCACGATAGCACGCATAGCAGCGGGCATGGCTTTGAGGCGTTCGGCTTCAGTCATTGGCCGCATCACTTGCGCGGCTCCCATTCACCGCACCACGAGTATTGAAACAATTCAGGAAACCCGGCCCTTTGCCCGTTCTCCAAACCGTCGCGCGATCCCGGAGCATATCGCCGACACTTCACCAGCTCGCCGATTGTTAGCCACGAAAATCGGCAGTTCGAACATTCCTCAGTCATCTCGCTTTCCTCAGTCATTGGCCACCCGATAGACAAAACGGTTCCCGTGCTTCGTGCGCCGGAGCGTCCCCGCATACCAAAGCTGCCGGACGGTCTCGTCAGCGTTGCGGTAGCTGAGAGCGATCCTGATTTCCGTCACGGGCATGTCAGGGCGCTCGCGCAACAGCTCGATAATGCGTTCCCGATGCGTCGTGTTGCCCCGTGGCCGGCGGGCGTAGGGCGCTGGCTGGGTGCGTTCGGGCGTCACTTCCTCCGCAGCCATTGCCGCCGCTTCCTCGGGCGTCACGAGCCGCAGGAAGGGCAGGTCAACGCGAGGGCGTTGGTGGAAGATGTGTGCGCCGCCTGTAGAGCCCGGCGGACGGCCTGCCCAGATCACGACGCCCGAGCCCACACACCAATTACCGAAGCGGAAACACCAAAATGCTCCGCCGCTTCTCTATATGTCGTCCGCCACGCCATTTCCACGGCTGCGCGACGAACGGCAGGATCGATAGGATCAACGTACCTTGAAACCACGTTGTCCGACCGATACAGCACATTTGCCACCACGTTACGCGTCACGCCCAGCGTGTCGGCAATTTCTGCATACTTGGCACCCTGCTTGCGCATGGCGATGATTTTCTGATTGCGTTCACGAATGTCCATGGTTCACCTCCTGCGAAAATGATTAGCCGCGCTTGACAGCAGATGCAAGCCGTTTTATCAACAGACCAGCAAGGAGGCACACATGAGCATCGCCGACGAAGAGAACAGCTTGGAGGTCATCAACGCCGCCGCGCACCATGTGGGGTTTGCGGTTCGCGTGTTCAGCCACGTCATGAAGGATTGGCTCGAAGCGCCTTCGTTCACGTGTGACGAAGACGACGGGATCAACGCATGGATCGAATGCGACCGCGACTGGACCGAACAGCTGGCGGAAATCCTGCCCGCTGGCATCGTCACCATCAAGGGCGACAACCTGACCAACGAAGACGGCGACACCATCGACGGGCTGGAATACGACAGCGCCGATTACGAGCGCCGGTGGAGCAAGTGGCCTGCTGACGGTTTGGCCTTTGAGCGTATCGCCGAGCTTGAGGCCCGCGACATCGAGGCCATCGCCCAGCGCTTCCAGCTTCTCGCCGACCAAATTCGCAAGGAGGGCAAGCCGTGACCGACCCTATCCGCACCAACGCCCGCGCCCTCATGACGCAAGTGGCGTTCCTATCCCGCGCACCCCGGACGGTGGAGAGCACCCGCCTGCTTGCCCACGCCAAGCGGGACCTTGCGTTCACCACGGCGGCAATTGAGAAGATGGAGAACGGCGATGTTTAATCTTCAGCACGTTGCAGCCATGCTTGTTGAGCAGCGCGTTAGGGACATAGCCCAATGCGTGCCGCCGACAGAAGGTCACACGTTGCACCGCAATGGCCACGTTTCCACAAATAGCCTTGAAGTTTGTGAAGACGACGGGAGTGCAATTGGTGGCGTCGGCAGCGGATGGGATTGCATTGCCCACCTAGACCTTGCGGCGGACTACAAACGCGCTGTGCACTGGCAGCGTGCTTTGAGCCAAATTGCTAGCCCGTATCAGGATTTAGGCCGCACGTCTGATGGGTTGGTGCGTGAGTTTCAGCGCATCGCCGATGAGGCCTTGAGGCTTCCCAGATGACCTGGGATGACGCCCAACGCTGGGCCACCATGGCCCCACACGGTCAGAAGCGCGCCAGAACCGCCAAGCTCCGCGCCGTGACGCACGCCACCCTGTCCGCAGAGGTGGCCCTCACCGACCTGCAAAAGGCCTGCGACGCCCTCGCCGCTCACGGCAACCGCGACCACTACAACGCCGCGCTTCGCATCCTGTCGGAGTTCGCGGCCAAGATCGAAAGGAAGGCTCTCGATGGACGCTGAGAAAGGCAGTCGCCTGTTTCGCGAAACGCAAGCCGTTGCAGCGTTGCGTGCGTCGCTGGGTGAGATGGCCAACGATGATCCGGAGCTTCTGGCCGACATGATCGAAGGCGAAACCAGCCTGTTTGAGTGCTTCGACCGGATGCTTGCCGCCAACGCACTGGACCAAGCGATGGCCGATGCTTGCGCCAAGGCAGCCGACGAAATCCATGCGCGCGGCAGCCGTTTCTACAAGCGCGCCATCGCCCGACGCACGCTCATTGAGCAGGCAATGATGATTGCCGAAGTCAACAAGGTTGAGCGACCACTGGCCACGCTGTCCATCACCAAGGGACGCGCCGCCGTCATCGTCACCGAAGAAAGCGACATCCCTGCCCGCTTTTGGAAGGCAGGCGCGCCGACACTCGACAAGAAGGCAATCGCAGACGCGCTCAAGGAAGGCGAGGCCGTTCCAGGGGCCACGCTGAACAACCCCATCCCCAGCCTTACAATCAGGACGAAGTGACATGACGAACGTTGCCACATTGCCGAGCGCGGCAGGCTTTACGCCCGCGCAATTGTCGCTCATTCGCCGCACCGTCGCGGCTGACACGAACGCGGACGAATTCGACCTGTTCGTTGCAGCCGCTCGCCACGCCGGGCTGGACCCGTTCCGCCGCCAGATCAGCGCTATCGTGTTCAGCAAGGACAATCCGTCTAAGCGGAAAATGTCCATTATTGTCAACATTGACGGCTTCCGCGTCATTGCCGCGCGATCCGGCAACTATCGGCCCGATGACCGCGAGCCGGTCTATGTGTTCGACGCGGAACTGAAGTCGCCTGAAAACCCGAAAGGGCTAGTTTCGGCTAGCGTCCGCGTTTTCAAACGCGACCAGAGCGGCGAATGGTTCCCGTGCGTCGGCATCGCGCATTGGGATGAATTCGCGCCCATCAAAGACGAATGGGCCGACCGCCAGCGCACCGGGCGCAAGATCGTTGATGGCAATTGGGCGCGCATGCCGCTTGTCATGCTGGCCAAGTGCGCCGAAGCTCAGGCCCTGCGCCGCGCTTTCCCCGATGCGTTCTCCGGCCTTTATGCCGAAGACGAAATGGACAAGCACATGGCGGAAACAACCGCCAGTGAAATGGTCGAAGCGCACGCCCGTGACATGCGGGTTGCGCGCATCGGCGGCAAGGCCATACTGCTGTCCATGTCGCCCGGCGCTCCGCTGGAAAGCGTCCCGCTTGGCCAAGTTGCAGACCGCATTGTCGAGGCCATGTCCAACATGCGCGACCCGCGCCAAGTGGCGACGTTCCAAGCCAACAACGCAGAGCCGCTCAAGCAATTCTGGAGCGAGAGCCCCGGCGATGCGCTGGAAGTGAAACGACTGATTGAAGCCCGGAAGGCTGAACTGGAGGCCGCTCAATGAACAAGGTCATTCTCATCGGCAACGTGGGCAAGGACCCCGAAATCAAGTCCCTGCCGTCAGGAAACAAGATGGCCACGCTGTCACTCGCCACGTCCGAGCGCTGGACCGACAAGCACAGCGGCGAGAAGAAGGAACAGACTGAGTGGCACAACGTCGTCGTGATGAACGAGGGCATCGCCGGCGTCGTCGAACGCTACGTTGCCAAGGGTTCCAAGATCGCCGTTGAGGGCAAGATCAAGACCCGCAAGTGGCAGGACAAAAACGGACAGGACCGCTACAGCACCGAGGTTGTGCTGGACATGCGGGGCCATCTGGAATTGCTCGGAGACGGCGGCGACCGCAAGCCCGCAGCCCAGCCCAGCCAGCGCGAGCAACGGCATGCGGCGCTGAGCGCCGATCCGTCGGACGACATCCCTTTTGATTGACCCTGACGCGCCAGGACAGCCATTAGGCGCGCGTCAGGGACGGGAGCATCAATGCCCCACCTTTACACCCTCCGAGACGAAGCTATCCGGGCGAGAGCGCTTGCAGCCGTGCGAGACGCTCCGCTCGGGTATGTGGTGAAGATCGAGCCGCCGAAACGGTCGGCTGAGCAAAACGCCAAGCTTTGGGCCATGCTTACGGAAATCAGTGAGGCTGAGCCGGGCGGCAGGCAGATTGACCCTGAAATATGGAAAGGCGCTTTCATGCTGGGTTTAGGCCACGAAGTTCGATTTGAACAAGGCCTAAACGGCGAGCCCTTCCCGGTTGGGTTTCGGTCCTCTCACCTGAGCAAGGCGCAGATGTCGGACCTGATCGAGTTTATCCAAGCGTGGTGCGCTGAAAACGGAGTGGAGCTGTCGCAATGATGGGACGGAATCAAAAGATCGTGGCGATGTATCGTGAGGGCTACTCGGGTCACGAGGTTGCCCGGGCGTTCGGCTTGACGGGCCAACGCGTCTATCGAATTTTGGCAGATTGCGGAGAGCCTCGCCAGTGGCAACGGAAAGCCCCGCGCCGAAAGCAAGCGCCCCGTCCGCCTCGCAACGAAACCGAACGGGAAACTTGCGCCATGGTCGCGTTCGACAGCGGGATGACCTATTCGCAGATCGCCAAAGCGATGGGCATTACCCGCAATGCCGTTGCCGGCTTGATTGGCCGCGCTCGACGCGTTCGATGGGCCAAGGAAGATCACGCATGAGACGCCGTTACAGCGCCAAGCAGCGAGCTGCAATCTTTGCCGAGCACGGCGGCGAGTGCCATATCTGTGGCGGCAAGATCGGCGTGGGCGAGGCTTGGGACCTGGACCACGTTATCCCCCTCGCGCTAGGCGGGGATGACGAACCGGCGAACCTACGCCCGGCGCATGTGAAGTGCCATCGAGGCGCAGGCGGCAAGACCGCCGAGGACGTGGCCACTATCGCCAAAGCCAAGCGGCGAGAGGCAAAGCACGCCGGAGCCGTGGTCAAGCGCCCTTGGCACCCGAGGCTCCGGAAGAAGCTCGACGGGACCGTGGTCCCTCGCTGACCGGGTAGATGTCAGGCCGCAGGACGTGGCGGCTGACGCCTGTGATGCGCTCGACTTCAAGCACCCTGTCAACGGGAACTCGGGTCCACTGGTAGACCGCGCTACGGGTGACGCCCAGCTCGCGCGCAATGCGGATGCGAACGCCGGGGCCGAAAATATCACTCAACAGCTTCATGATTTCTGATTAGCACGCCTTGACAGCGCCGGGCAATGGGGTAGTGTGTGCGCAACAAGGAGAGAAAAGATGAGCGACAAAAACGCCCTCGAAGGCCTGCTCCGGATGCGAGAGCTTCTCGCGACGCCGGATCGGTGGACGCAGGGGGTTCTTGCGAAAGACGCAAACGGAGCGCCTGTGAGCTGCGACAGCGACCGCGCAAGTTGCTGGTGCTTTGTTGGTGCGTCGTTTGGGGCAAAAATTGCACCCTTGGAAGTGGCGTATCTTGCCGAGGCCATGAGCCCTTATGCGCATTGGGCTACCTGGAACGACGCCCCCGAGCGCACGCACGCTGATGTCCTCGACCTGATCGACCGCGCAATCGAGATCGCGAGGGCTGAGACATGACCCTCCCCACCCTGACCCGCAACCTTATCGCCATCGCCGCCATCGTTGCCGGCGTGTGGCTGGTGTTCTGGAGGTGACAATGACCGACCCCACCGAGCCGCTGCTGGCGGCACACTTCGCATGGATGCGCGGCGGACCGGACGGCTCAAGGCTGATTTGGGCTTACCTGACGCCAGAGGAACGTGGGGCGTTCCGCAGGGCCAACCTGACGGGGGCCAACCTGTCGGGGGTCGACCTGTCGTGGGCCAACCTGACGGGGACCAACCTGACGGGGGTCGACCTGACGGGGGCCGACCTGACGGGGGCCGACCTGTCGGGGGCCAACCTGACGGGGACCAACCTGACGGGGGTCGACCTGACGGGGGCCGACCTGACGGGGGCCGACCTGTCGGGGGCCAACCTGACGGGGACCAAGATTGGCGACCACACTGTCAACCGGCGCGTCGCGCAGCTCCAGTGCTCGCGCGGATACGGATGGATCGGGTTCGACACCGACAACGGCCTGTTGATCTGCGCCGGTTGTCGCACGCTGCTGATCGCGGACGCCAAGAAGTATTGGGGTCGCAGCTACACCGGGCGCGGCAACCGGGCCGAAATCGCCAATATCCTCCGCTACATCACCGCTCAACACAAGGTGCTGAAATGACAGCCGACCCCACCGCGCCGATCCTCACCGAGGAAGACGTCGCCAAAGCCAAGGATTTCGCATCGCTTGGTGCACCATACTTTGCCGCCCAGCGCATCGTCGGTGCGGCCTTGGATGGTCTGCCAGACAACGTGCTTCAGCCCATCGTGAAGAAGTTCACGGACGCCGCTTACGAGGCAATCCAAGAAGCCGTTGAGGCGTCCATCTGGAGCGACGCCGAGCACAACTTGCAAGGCAAGTTCTGGTCCGGGATCGACGAAGTGATTGATGCTCTCATCACCGGCCAGCCGTGGGCGCTAGAGCGCTACGGCTTGTGCGCTGAGCGTTACACGTCGCGCGCCGAAGACATCCGCAAGGCCATCGCCGCGCACATCCCCCGCGAAATCATGGACGCCCGGATTGCTGATCTGGAGGCCGAAGTCGCCAAGCTGAAGGAGACCATCCAATGGCTGCGCCGATAGACCCCACCGCGCCAATCAGCAGCCTGCTGGATGCGCCGGAAATCGACCTGCCGCCGGGCTACATGAACATGGTTCGGATTTACCGCCTGCTTCCGGGACAGCATTGGGGCGAGATTGTCCCTGTCGCCGTCCTTCCACCCCCGCCGACCGACGCCGAGCTTCTCGCCGAGGCGCGCGCGGAGATTGAGCGGCTGAAGGCTGAGCGGAGCGAGTTGATGGCCGCAAGGGACGCGGCGTTTGCGGCGCTTCGCGTGCGGAACATCCATGGCGCTGGCGCTGTGGAGCTGTCCGCTGCCCCCACCCACCGCCCCGCCCAAGGCTGGGTTCCTCGGGACGGGCACCAGTGGTTCGAGCACACGCCGGGCGACCCTTGCCCGGTGGCGGGGGATGTCGAGGTGGAGGTCGTCGCTTACCACCAGCGCCAAACTTTATCATGGAAACCGCGCGCATTTTTGGCCCGCCGCTGGGATTGGTCCTCCATCGTCGCCTGGAGGCCCGCATGACCCCCGCTCAGGAGGCCCTTGTGCTCGCCGCATGGCGGGCGGGGGATGAGGGGGTGGAGGTGCGGGGCGCGGTGCTTCGGACCGCAAACGCCCTTGCGTGTGGCATCTGCGGCTGGGTCAAGGGATATGGCCTTTATGGCGCAAATCAATCCTACCGCTTTGTCCTGACAAAAGACGAGCGCGCCCTCATGGACCTCGCCGCCAAGGCCGGGGAGGGGAGGCCGTGACCGAAACATGCGCAATCTGCCGGTTTGGCAAGGCCGCGTCGGGCTCTGTCCAGTGCCGCCGCTATCCGCCTCCGCAAATCCCCTACGGGTCTAGCGGCGTGCAATTCTACCAAGAGCGCCCCTTCCTCGCGAAGGACGACTGGTGCGGCGAATACCAGCCGAAAGCCGCCAAGGCCGGGGAGGGCGGGGGATGAACAACGCCCGCACCCTGTCCGGCCCGTGGCGACACTACCTCGCCGCCCTGCGCCAGGAAGACCCCGACGCCATCCGGGCAGCCTTGGACGCGTTCCGGGCCGTTCGGGATTTCATGAAGGAGCCGGCGAGACCGGCCCGTAACAGGTGAAGGAGAGCGTGATGGAACTGAAAGAATATAAAAAGCTGGAGTTCATTCCGGCTAATCGTTTGCAAAACCCGCCCCGCGGCATGGTCGAGCATATAAAAGACAGTTGGTGGGTTAACTGCCCGGAGCGCGGCTTGGCGTTTTATCGCAGGGGCAAGCGCGATCCGCTTTGCCCGCAATGCAACAAAGACGAGCGGATCGCGAAGGCTGTTGCTGCGAAGGTGTGGTCCGGCCTTGAAGTGAGCTTTGTGCCATCCGTCTTTTTGCCGATCGACGTGCGGCATTACTGAAACTGTGGAGCCGGCGAGACCGGCAAGGAGGCGGTGATGGAACTGAACGACGGGGACCGCAGCCATATCAGGGCGGTGCTCAGGGGCGATGTTAAGCGCCTGTATATGGCGTTCGATTGGGACGAGAGCCCGCAAGGCAACCGTTATTGGCATGACCGCGCCAACAAGCGCGAGCCCCTGTCCGACGCCGACCGCGCCTATCTGCGCGGGCTGCTGGGCGAACCTGAGCCCGAGCCCGAACCCGACTGGCGCACGGAAGCTGCCGCCCTCCGCGCCCAGATCGCGGACCTGACCCGGCGGGTCGAACAGAAGGAGAAGGGCAATGGATGACCTGACGCGCGCGCAACTTGAGGCGCTGGTGAGCGAGGCGACGCCGGGGCCGTGGGTGGCGGACGGCGATGAAGTTCACCCGGAGTGCGGCGGCGTTGTGGCGATCTGCTACAACGATGGCGCAGTCACAGACGGGGTGGATCGCACCGAACCCGACGCCCGCCTGATCGCCGCCGCGCCGGCCCTCGCCCGCCAGCTTCTCGCGACGATGGACCGGGCCGAGCGTGCCGAGCGCGCGCTGGAGGAAATCGTGCGGCTGTCCGCCGATCCCGTGCCGCCGTTCGAGACCACCGCGGTGACACTCCGGCGCAAGGGCATCAACCAAGTCGCCCGCGCCGCCCTGAACAAGCAGGAGCCCACCCATGACTGACCTCGCCCGCCTCGCCCTCCTGCTGACCGACCAGAAGGCGCGCGATGAAGCGCCGTGTGTGCCGGTGGTGGAGGGCACACTCACGGTGGTGCGCAGCGGAAACTGTTGGCTGGCCAATGTCGCGCTGCATAAGGCAGACGGATCGCATTTTGCAAATTATGAGCAATGGGATGCCGTCGCCACCCTCGACCTCCCCGCCCTCGTCGCCAGCGCGGCGAGGATGCGGGAGGCGCTCGCGCCATTTGCCAAGGCGGGTGAGTTGTTTGCGCGCTACCCATCCCCGTCGGGCATTTGGCAGCTTCTGTATGAGCCGGCGGCAGGACCCGACTATCGCCTGACGAGCGACCATTGCCTCGCCGCCCGCGCCGCCCTGGAGGAGAAGCCATGACCCGCGCCCCCTCCATCCCGGCCCTGATACGGGAGGCCCCATGAACGGCCCGCCCATCACCCCCGGCTCGCTTCGCTGGCGTATGCTTGAGGCCTTGCGTCGGCAACCTTCAGGCATGACCACGGAAGCCCTGTCAGAGGCCATCGGCCTTAGCTACGAAGCCACGGAAGGTAAGGCGTCTTACCTTGCCAAGCGGGGGAGGCTGGAGCACGATGGCGGGCTGTGGTTTGTGGGAGAGAGCGGATAAGCGACAAAAGCAAAGGCCGCCCAGCGAACCGAGCGGCCTTTGAGACCCATGGCAAGCCGTGGGCGGGTTGAAGGGTTTCTGAGCTTGCGCCCGTGAATCCCTTTCCGGCGGACGAACCAACCGGGTGGATACATCCCTGTAGCACAAGCGCGGCGAAGGTGATACATGCTTGTGTCGGGCGTAGCCCTTGAGGTTTGCCGTCAGGTGGCCGGGAACATGGGGACCTCCGGGTCCCCGTTTCTTTTCAGGACCCCAACATCCCCGCACGCCAGCCGCCCCGGCGTCAACGTCGGCTGGTAGGGTGTTTGTCATCAGGCAAAAATCGTTGGCGCATGTCGCCAGATGCTTCGCCCGTCGGCCCGGCTTCGCGCGCAGAGGCCGGGCCTAACTTTTTGCTTGCAAGGCGTTTCGATTGGCCTTAGGTTTGGGGTGCGTGCTGTCTTGCGCCCCGTCTTCAAGATGGGCGGCGCGGGGATGGTTGCCGCCATCCCCGCAGCCATCTTCAACACCCCCGCCTCGCCGCCTCAAGCCGAGACCGAAGCTCAGCCACATAGCCGGCAACGTCCACCGCCAGCCATTCGGCAACGCTTACCGGAACGTTCGCATCAGGCCGCTGGCGAAGGCTGGGCAAAGGCGCACACACCTCAGCGGCTGGCCTCGCCGGTTGCCTCTCCGGCAAGGGCCGGGAGGTCGCGCAGGCTGACAACAGGTTCGCCGCTACCAGCATCAGGACAACTCGCATTGCACGTCTCCGCTCGCCCGGCAGCCTGCCCAGCGCGATACGCTCCCCGGCAGTCCGCAACCCTTGTTTCATACCGTGTCACCGTTCGGGCCTTGGCGTCATCATACTCCGCATTGCACGCGGCGATTGCCTCACGCGCTTTGGCCAGCGCCTTAGATGCGTCTAGGAGCGCCACAGAAGCCCGCTGACGGGCGTCTTTGTGTTTGGCTATCTCCCATGCCTGAAACACCGCAAAACCAGCCAGCGCCAGCGCTAGAGCCCCACGAAGGCCAATGATGCGCCACAGGTTCATGACCAGCCCTCGACATCGCTCGCAAGGTTATCCAGCACCGACGCCAAGGCCAGCAGGCCCAGCCCCGGCAAAGCGCACAGGCCAGCCGCCACCCTCAGCACCCACACCGCGACAATCACGTTACCGGCCCGCCAGCAGGCGCACCATTGCGCGAGCGAACCACAGGCATGGCCGTAACCGGGCGCTGTTGGTAAGGAGGACGCCTTACCGCCACGAATGACAGGTCCGACGACGCACCGCGCGGGAAGCGACGGATGTTCACCGCGTCACCTTGGTTGCCCCCGAGGCAGTGAAAATGCGTTTTGTCGTGGCCAACATACATGCCCACATGGCCGCCACCGCGACGGGACCACACGAGCACGTCACCGAGCGCCGGGCTGTCCGTCACCGGCTCGCCCCAATGCCGCCATGACAGCGCCCACAGCGGCTGTTCGGTGATGGGTCGGCCCGCTTCCTGAGCCCAATGCGCGACTGCCAATCCGCACCACGGGATGTCGTCACTGCGATAACCGCGAATGCCGAGCGCGTGCGCCCATTGCATGATAGCCGTTGTAGAGCCGGGTCCGGGCGTTTCCCGGACGCCATAATCCGCCACAGCAGCCTTGAGCATGCGCGGTAGGTCAGGCCGGAGCAGATCGCGATATTGAGCCGGTATCATTCGTCGCCCTCCAGTTGGTCGCGGTCGGACACGGTTGCGCGAGGCGTCACCGACTTGCGGCGGACATACTTCGTTGCAGCCCCGGCAAGCGCCTGCGTCAGGACGGCAATCAGCCGGGCTGTCTCGCCCACCGTCAGGATGCACGACGCCAGCCCCGGCCCGTTCGGCGTGTCTAGAACCACCGTCAGTTTGGCCGGCCCGTCCGGCTTGGGGATGGAAGCCATGACCCGCAGGCGGTCCAGTTCGCGCGGGATGGTGATGTCCGGAAGGTCATGCAGCATCGGTGTCGCCGATCATATTTGAGTGAACAAAACCCGACGCGGTGTTCTGCTTTTTGTGATTGCCGGGCGGAACGGCAGGCACAGGAACCGGGCCGCCGTCGAAACGCGACCGCTTCCACGTCAGGAAGTCGCAGGCCTCTTCCAAATCCCAGAACGCGGTGATGAACCGGAGCGGATCGCCGGCCATGGCGGGGTCCACCACGACGGCCATGTTCGGCGTCCAGTTGTTCGGGCGGAAGCCTTTTTCGACCGCGTAGTCGTCGATTTGCTTATAGGCCCCGACCTGCAACCCGAGGCACAGGCGTTGCTCGCTCTCGTGCCAGATGGTCCGAAGGTCTGCGCTGTGGATGTCGCCCGCCGCGAGGACGTGATCGCGAGCGCCCATCAGCGCCTCTTTCGCCGCGCCATGGCCTGCCGAATACATGGAGTTTCCGGGGAAGCGGTGACGCATTCGGATCGTGAACGACGCACCGCCCGGCAGGTGAAGCCGGAGCCGCATGTCATCCTGACCGGACGGGCCAGGGACCGCCTTCAGGCGCGAGATCAGGCCCAGCACGTCGCCGTGGACGCGGCCCCAGTTGTCATGATTGCCAGCTGTGAGGGCCAGCCATGGGATTTGCTCGCAGAACCATTCCAGCAAGGCGACGCCTTCGTCCACCTTGGCCCCGCCGCTGGCATAGATGGACGTCAGCCGGCCAATCCAGTTGTCGCGATAGTCACCGACGCTACAAGCCATCATTCCCGGCGTATCTTGCACGGCTTCGATGTGGCGCTTGAGCAACGGCCAGTTCGTTCCGTCGTTGTCGAGGTGAGGGTCGCCGAAGAAGCACACCCCGATAGGCCCCGGCATGGTGACATGCACGTCAATGGCTTTGCGGTAATCGTCCTTCGCCTGCTTGCGCTGGAACGCCGCCATGCGTGCGGCGATCAGTTCCTCGTGGGATTTCGGCGCGGCGTCCAGCGGCGGCGGCGTCACCGTGAACGGCGCGGCAGGCCTGACCGACGCCTCGATGCTCCATGACGGTTCGCCGAAACCCCGCTCGCAGGCGTAGCGAAAGCGGCTCTTGAACCCGTTGACCGTGCCGACCACGCCATCAGCAACGGCGCGTTGTGCGGCAACGTGAACGGCCCCGACGCCAGTTTGACCGCTTAGCGTGCCAGGCGGGCGGTGCCCGTCTCGCACAGCGGCCCGGACATAATCGACAGTCTGGCGCAGTTGCGCCTCAGTGAGAGAAGGCGTTGGCATGAGGTCTCCCTAGCCCGCATACATTGGCGGCTGTTGGGTGGCCTTTGCGGCTTCTGCGGCGGCTCCGACGACATTCGCCAGTTGATCCGCCTTGTGAACATGAGCGATGTAGAGCCATGCCGTGGTCGTTGCGGCTGCCAGAAAGGCGATACCGAACGCAGCCACCGGCCAAGCGTCAGGTGATTTCGTGGCCAGTACCCACACACACGCGCCAGCACCGACCTGCCCGCAAATGGCCAGACCGAACACAAGGATGCGCCGGTAAAACCACCGAGCGCGGTCTTCCTGAACGGTCATGGTGTCGGCGGGTGATGAAGAAAGCGAGCGACCGCCGCTATCGTGCCGGTCCACCATGCCG